CGTAGCTTTTCTTTGATCAGGAACTTGTACTGCTCGAAAAACTCACTATGGCTTTTCGTGTTGCCCATATCGCGATCGCTGTTTGAGTACGTGTATAAGCTGCTGAATGGTGGCGAATACACACTAAAGCCGATACTGTTATCAGGCAACTGCTTTGCCACTTCTACGCAATCCGCATTATATACGTGATAGTTTTTGCCCTTGTGTTCATCTAATACGTTTAACATCTGACCCACTCCGTTTGTTTTGTTGTTGGTTGAATTGAAATATAGCGCCCGGTTTCACCGTTTGCTGTAAATGGTAGTGTTGATCCATCGGTTGAAAGATATAACTTTTCACCGCTATATGGACCGCCTACGCACTCAAAGAACTGTTTTTTAGTTGCTTGCTTGCGTGTTGATAGTTTTGGCTTTTTCATGCCGTTAGCTGGCTTGCCTTTATAGACTTTCATTTTTTAACCCTTGTATTACTCAGTAGGCTAACAATAGCACCATTTTTCGATTTAACTGCTCCGACCAGTTAGGTATTAGTTGAACCAAAACCGCCAGTGCGTTCATCATCCGAACATGGGAAACAGCCAACGACATACTGCATCGGGATTAACTGCGCGATCCGTTCGCCTTTCTTGATTGTCACCGGCTCATTGGTCGGGTTGTAAAACATGGCTTTTATTTCATCTTCATAATCTGCGTCAATCACGCCTATCGAATTATGGAGCATCAAGCCACGTTTTAATGCAATGCTTGAGCGGATAGCCAAAATAAACACCATACCGCCCATGCAGTGACGTTGCTGGTAGGTTAAGGCAAAGCCAGTTCCGACTAGTCGAGTTTGTTGTGGCTCGATTATGACGGTCTCAGTGCTTGTTAGGTCTGCACCTGCTGAATGCCTTGTTTTGTGTGTTGGGGTTGTCATTGTCTATGATTCCTTTTTATTGATAAAATACAGCCTAGCCCACCACCAATACCGATTGGAATAAACATCCAAAACGAGGTTTTAACGACTAAGCCGATTGTTAATACTTCGCATAACGCCATTAGCATTGAGACTAACGGCACTGCTTTATAGTTTTTGTGCATTACGTTTATTTGTTGCCATGCTTTTAGATAGATATAAATAAAACTGACTGCGAATGCTATTAGGTATGGGATCACTTGTTTTTCCCTTTGTTTTTAAGTATTCCGATATACCCAAAGTAGGCTGCACTTCTGGTGTCTTCATTGCTGTTTTTAGCCCATCCAGTTAGCGTTTGAAATATCGATTTATCTTTTTTCCAATCTTTACTAACTCTGTGGTGTACAACTTTAATATTAAAATAATCCGCCATTGATTCGATGGTCAATTGAGATTGTTTGCATTTACCGACGTTCTCAGCTTTTTTTAATTTTACTGGTAAAGTGTCGCGAGTTCTTATATTGAACGAGTTGGCGCTTATTGCGTTTAAATCTTCTATATGTAATTCGCAATCTATTTTTTGATTGGTGATTGATTGCAGTTCAACAAATAAATCAGGAATAGATAAACACTCAAGTCTTACGAGTTCACCGCAAGAGTAAAAAGCAAATCCACTTTTGTTTGAATCAGGATCGCACCCAATAATTAATTTACTCATTTAAAATCCTTAGCGCCTAATTAAAGGCGCTTTGTTTTACTTGGTTAGAATGGCGGTATATCGTCGTTAAAATCCGGCATTTGTTGTTGCGGTTGGTTCATTGCTTGTTGTTGCGGTTGTTGATGTTGTTGATGTTGTTGATGTTGTTGATGTTGCGCCGGTTGCTGAATTTGTTGTTGTGGTTGTTGCATATGTTGCTGTGGCGGTTGTTGGCTCATAGCTTGGGGTTGCTGCATTTGGTTTTGTTGCGGTTGTTGCGCAAACCCTCCTGGATGCTGTTGATTGCCAGTTGATTCAATGTATTTAGAGTTTTCTAAACGTGCATTTTGCAACTCAAGCTTAGTGTACTTGCCGCAATCACTAACTTTAATTAATAACTTATCACCAGTGACCACAATAAAATTACCTTCAACTAGCGTTGTGTTATAAAAATCAATTTGACCACCTTTAGCGAATATTGCCGCGCTATAATTTGTGTATTGGTTTTCACCTGATTGGCGGTCTTTTGTCACTTCTGATAACTCGACAATAAATAAACATGATTGACCATCTTGACCTACATTTGGTTTAACGTATGGTGGTTTTCTTAACTCGCCTGATACTATGTGCATAATATTTCCTTAGTTTAGGTTTATTGGTTGTATTGTAAATTCTTGTTTTGTGCCACGTCGAACGGTTAATTTTAATGACGCGGCACTCGGAATGTGTGAAACGGCATTAACACGAATGCCACCTATGTTTTTTTGCTTACCAAAGCTAACAGTTGGATCAACATATAGATTCATCCATCGTCCTAGCCATTGGTTTTCATCATCACCCCACAATGCTATTAGTATGCGTCTAACTGTTAGGCATGGTTTAAATGGTCTGCCGTCGCCACCAACATAATAAATATGTACTGGTTGCTGTGGGTCATTAATTATATTAACAGACTCGACTTGGATCATTTTTTCAGTGCCGACTAAATCATCAGCGTTTAATTGGTCTGATTTTGGCTTTATAGTGTCACGTAGCGTTAAATTACTCATTATTACCACCCTCAAAAGTCACTTCCACTTCATCGATAAATTCTTCTTTACGCAAAAACTCAAATCGCGGGAATAGTGATGATTGTTTGAATGCGTTTGATTCTTTGCATATTTTGAATTGGTTAAGTGTATTTAGCATTTCATCCCAAAAACCAAGTTCGATTAAATCATCTTTGTAAATGGTGATCACATCAACTGGATAACGACCTAAATTAGCGGTTTTTTGAACGACTAAAAATGTGTACTCTGTTAATTCTACTTGCTCAAAAATACTACCAACGTGCATATAATAAGCTGCGGTAAATCCGTAACCCATGCTGAATAATGGATTTTTCCATGTTTGCTCACTGTAAAAATCATCAAGTGATGCGGTTGTTTTTACATCGCTGTAAATCGGTAGCATTCCGTCAATTCTGCATATTTTGTCAGGGCGTATTTTTAATCGTAAGCCAGTATCAGGACAATCAACAAATATGCTATGCTCACATTGACCATTAGCTTTTAATAATTCGTTAAATAACGGGTGACTTTCCGCACTTAACCCCATCAATCTAACTTGTTCATATTCAATTTCAGTTAGTATTATTTTGTCAGGGTTTTCTAATTGCTGTTTTTGAAACGCTTGAGTTGTACGACCTTTTACATTGGCAACACCAACTAAATCATCAAATGTATCAGGCTCAAGCAATAATGCGTGTAATGCTGTGCCTATGTCAGAGTCATTTGCTTTATTTGGATCGCTTGGTGCGGTTTTATTCCAAATATAAAGCCCTGGAGACTTTTTGAATATCTGCAATGCATGGTTACTTAAACCCGGTAATTTACGGTATTCATCCATAGGTGTATTTTTAATTTCGTTCATTTTGACACTTCCTATCTGATTGTTTGTTTATTTAATGATACACGTTTATTTTAATTAAGTGGTTTGACCAGTTAGCGAGTTGATTCTCTGCCTGATTTAAACTTTTTTCTATTAACAATACTAAATCCTTTCTCGTTAATTCTATGCGTTATAAACTCTGGAGCATCTAGCATTTTTGCGTTGTTTATTATGTTTTTAACGCTACCACTTGATGTAAATATTCTTCTTGCTGACTGGCCTTGTATGTGGTCACAAACAAACTTCCACCATTTAGCTTTATGGAATCGCTCAATCGATGTTGGCATAAATGATTCTTTTGCAATTTCGTTATGTTCAATTCCATTTATGTGTATTTTGCTTGCAAGCTCATAAGTTACCATTAAGTTTCCTGCCAACGTTTCGCTTAAATACATGTTAATAACTGGCTTAAAGTCTGCGTCTGTGTACGCTTTGTTAACCAAGTCTTTTGTTGGATCAATCAGAACCGAATCGCACTTTCTGCAATTTCTCGCGCTTGGTGAATTATCAGCGCCACACTTTAAACATACTCGAGACTTGAAAAAGTATTCACAGCGACCGTCATCAACATTTTCATCTTCGCCACGACAACGCACTGCAAATTCACTGTTGATTGTTCCGCATACAGGGCAATCTTGCATTTCTGGCTCAAATTGCTTTTTAGCAACAACTGCGCCTTGTACGATTGGATCGTCGAATATCTGACCCATACACTCGAATGTATCGGTGTAATCCAAAATTAAACAATCATGTTTTTGTAATCCGTCTTCAATTTGATAAGGCTTTAATGTGCGCAATCCTCGCCCGCTTAATTGTATTAGGTAGGTAAGGCTGCGTATTTTGCGTAATATAACGATAACGTCCCATATAGGAACGTTTACGCCGGTTGATAGGCAGCCTATTTGTAAAACATATTTAATTTTACCGTCTTTTGCGTCATCAAGGATTTGCTTGCGGTTTTTTGTGCTTGTACTATCTGTTACAATTCCGTAACTATCATCGGGTAAAAACTCCGCAACTTGCTCACAATGTTTTTTACTTGCGCACGTTATTAATACGCCTAATCTGTCTTTTGTTCGCTCGATTACTTCTTCAATGATGACTTGCGTTATTTGTTTTTGTTTGCAGATTTCACGACCCATTGCTGCTAATTCTTTGCTTGTAAAGTCGTCTGATTGGTCATTGTCTGATGGTGTAAATTTATCAAGCCCAGTGTAATGGTGTTCATCATCACCAAAACCAAAAACTGGTGGCACCAAAAAGCCAAGGTTGATTAATTGATAGGTGCTTACGTCTGATAATTGTCCTTTCCAAAATCCGCCTTTTATCAGTTCATTTTTGCGGTATGGGCTACCAGTGTAGCCAATTATTCTGATTTGTGGGTTGATAGTGCGCAGGTGCTTGATTATCTTTCCGTATTGCGTTTCTGGTTGGTCAGATACACAATCCTCCCAATCAACCATATGACATTCATCGATTAACAATAGATTGTATTTTTCTTTTGTAAAATTAACCTCAAGCGATCTTGATACGGTCCCTTCAGTAGCAAATACCACTGGAAAGTAAGTGGACTTCATACCAAGGGATGCACTAAATACTGAGCATTTACCACCTATCATTTTAAAATCATCAGCGTTTTGTTGCACTAACTCACCTTGTCTGGCTAATACCAATACTCGACCGCCTAGATCCGCGGTATGTTTTGCCATAAATGCGATATTGATTGTTTTACCGGCACCGACCGACATTGAGTGATAGGCGGGTTCATTTGTTTTTTTACACCACTCAATAGTTGCGTTATGCGCGGGTAATTGGTATTCATCGCGTAGTTGATAACTCATATCAAGACTCCCATGTTTTTTATTTTAATATTTTTGTTTGCGTCGCCTGGTGATAGTTTTATCCAGTCCATTTCGTAGCAAAGGTAATCATCATCGCAGTCGCGTATTGCCGGTTTGATGTTTAAATTTCCGTTATTCCAAATGCATATGTACTTCATTACCAATTCATCCCAACATACAGCAACATTTACGTTGTATGTTTCAGCAATCAATCGACCATCGGCTAGTGATACGCAAGCAACAAAATTCTTTGATTCGTTTTTTATTATTGGTGTAAATCCGTTATACGATGGACCACCAGCAATAAATGATCTTGGTTGGCCGTACTTAAAAACAACCATATTAACCAGTTCATTTTCTGCGGTATAAATTGGATATAAAACCGCTGTGTCGTGAATATATTTTTCAAGACCAAACAAGCTAACATCCAAGCAATAGCTAATTGCCTTTTCTGATTTTACTTTGTTTTGCTTGTGCGATTCAGGCAGTTTAAATGCTGTTTTGTATGATGCGCGTTTAATGTTTTTGTTGATGGATTCTGACGGCATAAACTCAAGGGTTGAATCCAATCGCTTTAATGCGTCGATAAACTCTAAACCCTCATATGCCATTACAAAACCAATTACATCACCATGAGCACCACAACCAAAACAGTGATAAAACTGATTATTTTCCTCAACTGTAAAGCTGGGTGTTTTCTCATTATGAAATGGACAGCAAGCAAAATGGTTTTTACCATTGTTTTTTAACGGCACATAACTATTGATAATATCAACGATATTAACGCTATTTTTTATTTGCTCTATTCTGTGTTTATCAAGGTTCATTACTTTAACCTCGGATTGATATAAACAGATTTACTGTCTGATACGCAGTAATTGTAATCCTCAAGTTTTGGTACTAATTCTTCACGTATCTTTTTGGCTAAGTTTCGACTCCCTTTGAATGGCTTTATATTTTTTAGACTGTTATAAAGTTGTGAAAAACTAACTTTGTTTTTCCCTTTGTCACTTAATTTTTGTAAGTGTTCAGCTATTTTTAACAACTCTGATTTTTCACCAACATACCCCATGCTATCAGCTGCGCTTATATACGTTTGCGCTAATTGCTCAAAAATATAAATTGCTCGGAATATGTAAGCATCTTTTACTTCACTAGTTCGACTTGCTTGGTTTTGCCAGTGATCAACACAATGCAACACACTTGCAATTTTCATTATTTGCTTGTCGGCTTTACCGATAAAGCCAGTTAATAAGTTGTGACTGTATCTTCCTCCATCTCGCAATTCTGGCTCTATTTTTTGCCGCCATTTTGCCAACTCCCTTTTTGATGACTCGCTGAACTTTAATACAACTTCATCTTCTTTGATGATATTAGCGATTAACTGCTCGTATTTTTTAACCAGTGAATAACTAACTTTTTTCTGACTGTGATGGTCCCGTGTACCTAGTAAACTATCCTCTACTAGTAGTAAAAAACGCTCTGCCAAACCTCGGCCACTTGCTGCGGCTGCCAGTATGCTTTCCACGCTTTCATTCTGAGCAATAACGCTAATACTTGCACGAACATAGCCATTGTAACCACTACGAGTAATACGCACTGAATGAGAATACTCACCATCCCACGCCTTTAGTAATAAGCCATAGTTAGCTTTCTTACCGCCTGATTCATCACCATAAACCGCGCCAAGTATTACACTTATTGCCTCTGCCTCTGCGCTTACAATGTTAAACATACCGCCTTGTTGACCTGCTAATTCTTCTGCGGCTTCAATGGTTAAATCGGTTACTATTGGTGCCCATAATGGTATTGCATCAAGACTTTCGTTTGCCCGTTCTAACCTATCAAATAATTCCATTTCTTCGGTGTCTTTTAATTCCTTTGTGCCCTCTAGTTTTTTGGTTATGTTTTTAATCTCGCGTTGTAGCATTTTGCGCTCGGTTGAGTTTTCCTCATTTATCTCTTTGAATGCTTTTACAATTGGATCTGAAAGGTAATCATTTACGCCTGACTTACCCGTTGATGGTGGTTGAGCCGATACGCAATATAGATTAACTGGCGCTGACTTATTTTCTCTGTACTCATATTTAAACGCCTTAGTCATTGCAGATGCAACGCAACCAAGCCCATGAAAATAACATGTGTTTAACGGGAATTGGATTGACTCAGCAATCGAGCGAGATAGTGTACTAAGTAAATCCTTATCAACATCATTAATCAAAACTGGCGTTGATATACTGTTTTGTACGACATTTAAATCAATTGGAATACCCCAAACTGCAACACTGGTTATTAATGGACTTCCAAGCTCCATTGCTGCGCGTGCGTTGGTGCAGATATTACACTCTGCATATTCTTCAACATCGTCCAACGTCGTATTAACATCGATAACTTTGAGCATAACAACTCCTTATTTCCACTCAACAACGTCGGGGCGTAATTCCTCTTTTGTTACATAGCCATTTGTTACTTCTTCGGCTTTGATTGCTGCGGTGGCACTTATATAGCCACGCTTAACCCATGAATTAACATTACTTGGTGTAACATCTAAAAAATGAGCCAGGCGCTTTTGCGTACCTGCAAAACTCAGTAGCTTTTCAAGTGCTGCCTTTTTATCTTTGTTTATTTCCCATATTGGTTTCATTTTTGTTTCCCACAATTAAAAAGTTAGATTTCAAATAATAGACACGTTCAAAATAAAATACAAACAAAAATACATAAAATTTTAATTTAAGTAAAAACAAGTAAGAAAAAGTAAGATTGAGTAAGATTGCTTTACTTGCTGTATACTGCATTTTTAAAGGGCTTGATGCGTTTTAAGTAAAAAAGTAAGACTTATCCTACTGTATGTGTATGTAACTAGATTTGTAACTAGTAAAACAATCTGCTTTTAGTGTGTATATGTAGAAAATTATTTTTTTTCTTTATAAAAATAATAATAATATATATAACCCTTACTTTCTTACTTAAAAACACTCTATCCCTTATGTAACAAGGGTTGTAGCAAGTAAGATTATCTTACTTTTATCTTACTTAGTTTACTTAAATCTTACTTATAAGCTAAAACAAACAACAAAAAGGCACCCAATGACAACACACCACTACACACTAGACACTGGCGAGAAGATAACCTGTATTAGTCCTGTTAAAAACAGGGACGAATTAAAACAGCAACTGATGGAAACGAAACGATGGGTGATTGTTGATTGATGTTCAACTGGTCGGAGTTGTTGTGGGGCGAATTGGTGTTATAGTTTACTCATCGGTTAGGAATGAGTCCCGACGCACAAAAGAGAGAATGAAAAATGAACAACGAATTCAATAAAATCAAGTTACAAAACGAGTTTTCAAAAGCTCAGGCTTATGCAATTGAAGTTTCTTTAGACGCTAACGCAAGTGAAAGCGTTGTAAACGATGCTTTCATGGAGTTGGATGCGGTTGAGTCTCTTTGTCTTAAAGCCGGAATTTCTTATGGCGACCTTTAGGGTTGCCAGTTTATAGACTTTTAAAAGGCGTGAGGTATACACGTAAAAGAGCCGTTGGTAGAAGTTGCGAAATCTTACTTATACGCGAACGGCATTTTCTATACATGTTTGTGTATTGCGTATAGAAAACAAAGTTTTTTATGTATGACAGTTCCGCGAGGATAATACATAAGGGTTCTGGGTGCTGGGCCGACTGTCATATTTTTATTGGAGTGGTTATGGAATACTTTTCAAATAGAATAAGCGAGATAAGCGAGTTTATTAGAGCTTGTCACTGTAAAGAATATGTAACTGTTTTTGGTGCAAAGTATATGATTAAAGGTTATTGGCCGGTAAATAGCGTACCACCAGAACCGGTTTCATTCGGGTTTAAATTAACGCAGGGCATAACCAATGAAAAAACAAAGCAATCCGTCACCACCAAGTAAAAGACCAATTGCACCACCTGCACCACCAGTTAGATAGTTGACAACCCCGCATAGTTAAGCAATACTTAAAACATACTTCCCTGACCCTATGCCGCATGTAGTTTCGCGGCGACTTTTTTGAGATACGATATGGCAGCACCGCAAGGCAACCAATTCTGGAAAGCAAGAGCCAAGCATGGGCGAGATAAATTATTCGCATCTGCTGATGCTTTGTGGGAGTCTTGCTGTGAGTATTTCCAATGGGTAGAAGACAATCCATTATGGGAAATGAAAGCCTATCAATTCCAAGGCGTACCATTCCAAGACCAAATCCCAAAAATGCGAGCAATGACCATTGACGGGCTTTGTTTATTTTTGGATATTGACTTAACAACATGGAGAGCATGGAGAGCAGATGAAGATTTTTCCACAGTCGTAACGCGAGCAGAGTCCGTTATCAAGTCACAGAAGTTCGCAGGAGCCGCAGCAGACCTATTAAACGCCAACATCATAGCAAGGGACTTAGGGCTTACTGATAAGCAAGCTGTCGAACATTCAGAAAAAGTATTGGATAGCGGCGATAATGAATGGTAGATCTAGCCAAGTTCAGAAAGCACGTACAAGACAAATCACCGGCATTCGTACCGTTATTTAAAAACCAAAAGCGATACGAAGTCCCGTGGGGCGGAGCTGGTTCCGGTAAGTCCCACATGGTAGCAAGGAAACTTGTATACCGAATCCTAAAAGAGTCAGACGCTCAACACACATTCCTAATTGCACGTAAAGTAAACCGAACATTAAAGCGATCGGTTTTTCGCCTTGTTGGTGACATCATTAAGAAATGGGGATTGTACGATGAGTTCGCATTCAATAATACTGACCTTACAATCACCTACAAAAAGAACGGCTCACAATTCATCTTTACCGGGTTAGACGACCAAGAAAAACTAAAGTCGATTGAGGGTGTTACTGGCGTATGGATGGAGGAGGCGACCGAGTTTAGCCAGGAAGACTTCGAACAGCTCGATTTGCGTTTACGTGGTGTAACCAAATACCCTAAACAAATAACACTGACATTCAACCCTATAAGCGACCAACATTGGATTAAGCGCGTATTCTTTGATGACCCAATACAAGACGTTTTCACACTCCACACAACCTATCTTGATAACGCATTCATTGATGATGAATATAAGATGGTTATGGAGAACAAGAAGAAAACAAATCCTAGGTATTACAATATTTATGCGTTGGGTAATTGGGGTACGGCTGAGGGATTGGTATTTAGTCGGGTAGAAACGAGATTGATTAGACCAGAAGAAGTGGCAGATCTCGACTTGGTGCAAGGGCTTGATTTTGGTTACACAAACGACCCTAGCGCATTCAATAAGACTTACATTGATGAGAAGAATAAACGCTTATACGTGTATGATGGTTTTTATGAAAAAGGCATGAGCAACGAGCAGATAGCCGAACAGATTAAATCTATGCTTGCACATAAAACAATGACCACGGCGGATAGTTCAGAGCCTAAGTCGGTCGATAGGTTGCTGTCGTTAGGTGTTAAAGTGAAAGGCGCAATGAAAGGCAAGGACTCGATTAATGCAGGTATCGACTTCTTACTTGAATATGAAATTATCGTCAATGCGCACCTAGTCGAGTTTATGACCGAGTTTAATAACTACGCGTGGGATAAGAAACGAGACAGCGACCAGTTAGTTAACAAACCGATAGACGACTTCAACCACTTTATTGATTCGTTGCGCTATGCTGTCGAGGATAGAATGCGTAACATTGCCAAACCCACAATCCGCGTTTATAAGCGTAGGCGTTGACCCCTAACACTAACCCGCCTATACTGTCAACAATAACGATCTTATAGGCGCGCACATGAAACCACACATTAAGCCAACAAATAAACAACTCA